GACGACATCGGTTTACTAGAGCAAGTTATCGAACTATTGTCCTAACCATCAAACCTAAACCCTCAAAACATCGAGGGTTTTTTTACGTCCAGACTTTTTGGACTTTTTCCCTACCACGTTGGAATGACCGTTCCCTGTCTTTTTATTAACTTTTTTGCTGGTATGCTAGGAAATTGTCTTATGAAACAAAATAAAACATTTTATTTACTTTTTATTTGGTTTTCTGTATAGTCTTAATTGGCATAATTACATAGGGTAATTATGTTTTTATTAATTAATCTTTTTATTGGAGTTTAGAATGACAAACGAGAAAACAATGCAAGCAACTGAAACAGCGATTGCAAATGCGATTAATGAAGCTGCAAGCTTAAAGCCTGAGCAAGCCGATCAAGCTTTCAACTGTGGTATGCGGTCTGCTAAGATTAAGGAAAGCAATTTTGAAAACCTGAACACCTATGCTGCTACACTAGGCAAAAACCCAAGCTATGCAACCTATGAGGCTTGCCGTATTCAGTGGGTTAGCGGTTATGTATCAGAGAATCCAAATAATACGGGAGAAGCTGCGGATAAGGCTTTTCATACGTTCGCTAAGCAATTGAAGGAATTATTCGGTCTGGATAAGCCGAGTTCAGAGAATCCAGTAGCTAAGAAAAAGGCTGAGCAAAGGGCGGCTAAAAAAGCCGAGTTACTAGCAGAGTATAAAGATGAAACAATAGCCGAATTGAATGATCGCATTAAGGCAAATTTCAATACGCTATCAGTGCAGCCAAGCAATAAAGACGCTAAGAAAACAATAGCTGAGCTCGAAAAGGTAATTAAGGAAAAGCAAGCCGAGCAAGTGAAGGCTATCGGTGCAGAGCTTAAAGAACTCAAAGCCGCAGCTATTGACGAGATCAAAGCTTGTATGAATGTGACAACCTTAGAAAATGTAATAGAACTATTAATGCAATCGGATTAATCTAGTCATTAAGCCGACAGTAGCAACCAAGCCCGCTAGCAATAGCGGGTTTTTTTACGTCTATTTGCACCCAGTACAATTTTCCAGATAAGCCGACCGTACTACCCGCCCACCCAGCCATTTTTAATTTTTTTGTTGTACTGCATATACACTATGATTCGCACGTTAAATGAGCAACTTTGGGAACACCCCCCCCATGCCTTTTCAAAATGGCAACCCCCCACCCCCTATTTTTTGTAATTTAGAATCGGTGGTTTCGGCATACAGAAACACCCCCCTTAAGGGGACCCAAAAACCCACTTGCATTTTTAAAAATATGTTGTATTATTCGGCTAGCAATACGAAAGTCATGCCTATGACTACACCAATTACACCTACTATGACAAATGCCGTTCCGGACAACTTGTCGGACGAACTAGCTCCTTCATTCCAAGAGAATGCGAGGGTTGCTGCCTCTACGGCTGCGTTAATGGCAGAGTTGGGTATGCCGTTTGAAATGACGGAAGAAGATGAGAAACTTGCACATGAGTTATTCAAGCAGGTTGACTCCAAGAAGAAACCAAACTCCCCCCAAGCTTCATATAACCCACCTAATTTATATCAAGGCAACGTTGCTTTAAAGCTATCGGCTTTACTGAACGAGTACGACCATCGTGTAATTCTTGATGCAACCCAAGCCCGTACATACATAACAAATAGGCTTCTGGAGATCAGCAGTTGCGGCGACGCAAAACAAGAACTGCGAGCCATCGAGTTGCTTGGAAAACTTTCTGATGTCGGCGCTTTTGCAGAGAAGTCAGAGATCACAATTACCCACAGAACATCAGATGACTTAAAGAATGTCATTGCAGACAAAATACAGAAGTTGCTACTACAGCAACAGAACAAGACTATAGATATTACGCCAGACGATTCGCTAGAACGTGAGCTTGGTTTAATAGAAGATGTGGAAGTAACAGATGTAGATACGTTGCTACAAGATGGGGATGAAACTGAATGAATCCTCAAGAACTGCAAACACTATTAAAGATACTTCCTACGATGACGGAATCCCAGATGCGGGATTTATATGTATCATTAGAAGAACATGACCAATTAGAAAGCAGAGAAAATGCAGCCAATAACTTCATGGATTTTGTACATAAGGTCTGGCCTAATTTTATTAATGGAGCACATCATGTCAGAATGGCTAGGGCGTTTGAAAGAGTGGCTAGTGGCAAGTGTAAAAGGCTTATTATTAATATGCCGCCGCGACACACAAAAAGTGAGTTTGCCTCCTATCTCCTCCCAGCATGGTTCCTCGGAAAATACCCGGGCAAAAAAGTTATCCAGACGTCTCACACAGCGGAACTTGCAGTAGGTTTTGGTCGTAAGGTTCGTAACTTGGTGGACAGTGAAGTGTATGGGCAGATATTTCCCGGCGTAGCTCTTCAATCTGATAGTAAAGCAGCAGGACGATGGAACACAAACTCTGGCGGTGACTACTTCGCTATTGGTGTAGGTGGCGCAGTTACTGGTAAGGGTGCTGATATTCTTATAATTGATGACCCGCACAGTGAACAAGAGGCTGCATTAGCTGAAATAAACCCAGAAATCTACGATAAGGTCTATGAGTGGTACACATCTGGCCCTCGTCAACGTCTGCAACCGGGTGGATCTATCGTAGTTGTTATGACACGCTGGTCAAAAAAGGATTTGACTGGGCAAGTTTTGAAGTCTGCGGCCCAAAGAAGCGGTGAAGAGTGGGAAGTTATCGAATTTCCTGCTATTTTGCCCTCTGGAAACCCACTTTGGCCCGAGTTTTGGTCTTTAGACGAGCTTTCAGCGTTAAAAAACGAGCTGCCCAACCAGAAATGGATGGCTCAGTACATGCAAAACCCCACTTCGGACGTTTCTGCGATAGTAAAAAGGGAATGGTGGCAAATTTGGGAGAAAGATGACCCTCCATCATGTGAATTTGTACTGCAATCGTGGGATACTGCGTTTGAAAAATCAAACAGGGCTGACTATTCAGCATGTACAACGTGGGGTGTGTTTTATCAGCCCGACGATACTGGTGTTACACAAGCAAACATCATTCTTTTGAACGCTTTTAGGCAGCGAATGGAGTTCCCGCTACTAAAGAAGAAAGCGATAGAAGAGTTTAAAGAGTGGGACCCTGATAGTATTATCATAGAGAAGAAAGCTTCTGGTGCTCCACTTATATATGAGTTGAGAGCAATGGGTATACCTGTACAAGACTTTACGCCATCAAAAGGTAACGATAAGATTAGCCGTCTAAATGCGGTATCGGATATTTTTGCTTCAGGAAGAGTATGGATACCCGGCACTAATTGGGCGGAAGAAGTAGTTGATGAGGTAGCTTCGTTTCCCGGCGGAGAGCATGACGACTATGTTGACTCTGTGTCTATGGCGTTAATGCGGTTTAGAAGAGGTGGGTATATACGCACTGACTTAGATGAGCCGGAAGAGATTAAAGAGTTCCGCCGCAAGCGGGAATACTATTAAGAATTAAGTAAGGATTAAAAATGGCTATAGATAAATCACTTAATCAAGCACCACTAGGGTTAGGCGCGATGGACCCGCTTATGCAACCAGAGATGGAGCAAGATGATATTGAGATTGAGATCGAAGACCCAGAAAGTGTGTCTTTGCGTATGGATGGGTTAGAGATTGATATTGAGCCTATCGACGAACAAGATGATGAGTTCAATGACAACTTAGCCGAGCATCTTGATGATGACGTGTTAGCTACTTTAGCTGGCGATTTACTTGGTGATATCGACGATGATATCAGTGCTCGTAAAGACTGGATGCAAACATACGTTGATGGCCTTGAGTTATTAGGCATGCGTCTGGAAGAACGTAGTGAGCCTTGGGAAGGAGCTTGCGGTGTATATCACCCACTGTTATCAGAAGCTTTGGTTAAGTTTCAGTCCGAAACGATTATGGAAACTTTTCCGGCGGCGGGTCCTGTTAAGACACAGATTATTGGTAAAGAAACTCCACAAAAACGCAAAGCAGCAGAGCGTGTAAGAGATGATATGAATTATCAGCTCACCGACGTTATGAAAGAGTATCGTCCTGAGCATGAGCGTATGTTATGGGGCTTGGGCTTATCAGGTAATGCGTTTAAGAAAGTTTACTTCGACCCAGCGTTGGATCGTCAGGTATCTATATTTATTCCTGCGGAAGATGTAATTGTGCCTTATGGTGCAAGTAACTTAGAGTCTGCAGAACGTGTAACACACGTAATGCGTAAGACAAAGAATGAACTACGTAAGCTACAAGTAGCAGGTTTTTATCGTGACGTTGATCTGCCAGAACCTACTAATACATTAGATGACGTAGAGAAAAAGATTGCAGAGAAGATGGGCTTTAGAGCTACATCTGATGATCGCTATAAACTTCTTGAGACACAAGTATTTTTAGACTTAGAAGGCTTTGAAGATAAAGATGATAAGGGCGAACCTACTGGTATAGCATTGCCTTACATCGTCACAATCGATAAGTCGTCACAAGAAATATTAGCCATCCGTCGTAACTGGGAGCCTGATGATGAAGGCTGTCAGAAGCGTAACCACATGGTTCACTATGGTTATATACCGGGCTTTGGCTTTTACTGTTTTGGTTTAATACACTTAATAGGTGCATACGCTAAGAGTGGTACATCTATTCTTCGCCAATTAGTTGACGCAGGTACATTAGCTAACTTGCCGGGTGGTTTGAAATCAAAAGGTATGCGTACTAAAGGAGATGATACTCCTATCGCACCGGGTGAATGGCGTGATGTTGATGTAGCGTCTGGCACCATACGTGACAATATTCTTCCTCTTCCATACAAAGAACCAAGCCAAGTTTTATCTGGCTTAATGGATAAAATCATCGACGAAGGCCGTCGTTTCGCAAGTGCTGCCGACATGAAAATATCGGATATGAGTGCAAACAGCCCAGTTGGTACTACGCTTGCAATCTTAGAGCGTACGTTAAAGATCATGTCAGCGGTTCAAGCGCGTATTCACTATGCGATGAAAGAAGAGTTCCGCTTATTAAAGCGCATCATTGCCGACTACACACCAGAAGAGTATACATACGAGCCAGTTGAAGGTTCACGTCGTGCTAAGAAATCTGACTACGACAATGTAGAAGTGATACCAGTATCTGACCCTAATGCGGCGACGATGTCGCAGAAGGTTGTTCAGTATCAAGCCGTCATGCAGATGGCACAGCAAAACCCACAAATCTACGACCAAGTAGAACTTAACCGACAGATGTTAGAAGTGCTTGGCATTAAAAACATAGGTAAATTAATACCGAGCGCAGAAGACCAGAAACCAAAAGACCCTGTGTCCGAGAACATGGCAGTCTTAAACAACAAGCCTGTAAAAGCATTCGTGTATCAAGACCACGAAGCGCACATTGCTGTACACACATCAGCTATACAAGACCCAAAGATTGCACAAATAGTTGGTCAAAACCCACAAGCACAAATGATGATGGCTGCAATGATGGCCCACATCAACGAGCACGTAGCGTTCCAATATCGCAAAGAGATAGAGGAGCAATTAGGCATCCCACTACCAAAGATGGACGA